TATTGGCATCTCCACCTACAAGCGCACTTCCCGCAGTAACTCCAACTTTACCTGATATTCTATAAGGTTGAAACTTAACTAAAGTAATCCTACCATTGGCTTGTACGGCTTCAACTGTAGCGGCCGCGCCAATTCCAAGACCCATTGTAGGATTTGTAAATGTAATTTCATCACCAATTTGATAGTTTGTTCCGCCATTGTTGATTTTGAACCTACCTAAAGATCCAAAATCACGAATTGAAATTGACCCATTGGCAACAGATATAGATGCCGGTGTTGCATCAAGTTGAGGTTGTACAGAAAATGATCCATTTGAAAATAAAATTTCAACCGTTTCAATTAGACCTATGTTTGCAAATGAAGTGTTTGATAGTGCATGTGAAATAATTGTATTTGCATTTTCGCCAGCAGCAACTAATGTTGATGGAAATCCATAATCAGCAGCACTAATTGTTGTGTTTGCAACATCAATGTCAGAAATCAAATCGGTATGAATTAAAAATGTATTTGATGTTAGTGTAGAAGAAAGTTCTCCGGCAGTATTTACTTGGCCAATTTCAAGAACTAACGCAACATTGGACACATTGGTTTCGACTGTATCACCTAAGAAAAATCCTGCGCCGCCATAAAGTACATTAATATTAGAAATTGGGCCAGTAAAAACTTCGCTGATAATTGCAGATGGAGGCACAATAAAGTTTCCACTTTGACCTCCAATAATTCTTACTGGATCACCAACTCTGTAATCTGCACCACCATCTATAATATTAATAGAACGGAGACTTGAAATTGTTTGACCACGAATTGTTATTTTAATGTCTTTAGCATTAAATGCGGTAAATTCAATTATTTCACCTTCAAGAAAATTACCAAGAATATTTTTTTCGACAGCAAAAAAAGAAAGTATTTTAAGTTTGTTGATTTTTTCTTCAACAACTTTTTCGCTTACAATTGATGCACCAGAAGAAAGACCAGTTACAGTTCGACTAAAAAATTTTACTGGGTCAAAAAGAGTATAATCATCATAAATTATTTGAACTATCGAATTATTTGCCGGTGCAGTATGGAATGTTAATTTAAGTGATTCTGGTTGAACAAAATATGATGATGAATTTTGTAATACTTCATTGACATAAACTCTAATTGTATTTGCAGGAGCGGCAAATAATAAATCAAAAACTGTTTTAGTTCCATCTACAACATAGTGTAGGCGAAATTCTTTTTCAATACGAAGTTTGTTTTCCTGAATCCAATCACCATCAGATGTACGAATAATGTTATCCGAAAGTCTTTTAAATTCAATCTCTTGGTTAAAAAGAACACGAAATAAAAATTTAAAAGATTTTTCTGAGCCTTTTGAAAGGTAAAAAGGCATTACATTTTTAATAAGAAACTCTTTTGTTACTGCCGTATCTCTTGGAAAAAATTGTGCGTAAGTTTCTAAAAATTGTTCTTCAAAATCAACAAGTGATTGGTCAACATCGGCAATATTACGAAGTTCTTTAGCACGATTAATTAAATCATTTTTCTGTGTGCCTTGTTTATTTTCCAAAAATTCAAAATAAGCTTCTAAAAAAGCTTGAAATAATGGATATTCTTCCCGAATAAATTCAGGAAGTTGGCGGTTAACTAATAATGAAGTTTTTTGGTTTGTCATCAAACGGTTTCAAAATCTAAAGCAATTGCGCTTGGATCAGTTTCATCAATTGTAATAATATTGTTTCGACTGGATCCAATAATTGATTTTTCGGATTGAATATCAATTTTCATTTCACTTCCAGAAGTAAGAGAAATGATATTAATGTCATCGATTTCAACTACGCCATTCTCATAGTCAATTGTACCTGCATTTGCTTTAATAATTTTCTTTTCCGAACTTGTATTATAATAGATAACTCTAATTGTTCCAATTTTACCTGATACAACTGCGGTAGCTGTTGCATCAACACCATTACCACCAGTAATTGTAACAGAAGCTCGTGTATAATTTACACCACGATTTGTAATTGCAATTGATTGAATTTTACCATTTACAATGGTAGCTTCGGCAGTTGCACCAGTTCCATCGCCAGTAATTGTAACAATAGGTGTGCTTGTAAATCCAAAACCAGGGTTAATAATTGAAATTTCTTCAACACCTGTAAATGATTGCGGTGATTCTTCCAATTGCGCTACTCTTACAACAGTACCATCAGATATTCTAAACTCACTTGAAACCAGTCGATTTAATAAAGTGCCTCTGTGTAAAGGAACACCAAAATTTACAACATATGAAGATACTTGATTTAAATTAGGTTCAAACCTTTTTTCTAAACGAACTGATGTTTCGGAACCTAAAATTGCGGCATCAACTAAATCAATGTCATTTTGTAATTTTGATAGAACAAAAGTTGCATCAAATTTATTAATATAATTTTGCTTATACAAAAGAATAGCATTTCGAATTGATTGTGCAAGAGAATTTTCCGTTCTTGTTGTTTTACTTTTATTGTATTTTACAGTTGTATTTGTCTTTAAAAATAGGAAAGTTGGGTCAACAATTTCAACCGTTGTGCCAATAACAATTTTAGGAGAAAGAATATCATCGATAATTCTTCTTTTCTCGGCTTCAGAAATAGAATAATCTTGTTTTGGTTTTATTGCCAAATAGATTTTACCATAAGATTTTTCTGGTTGTTCTTCACCACCCCAAACAGAAATAGAATCGGCACTTGTATAGTTTTTGCGAATGTAAGATGAATAGTCACTCTTTGTAACTAAACGATTTTGAGAAGTAAACTGAGTTGGCGCACTAAATTTAATTTCGTCAACACTTTCTCTGACAGAACCACCTGCGGCGGCAGAAATAGGAGTAATTATAAAATTGGTGATACTTTCACTAAGAGAATCTACCAATGTTGAAGTTGCAACAAAGTTATTTGCTTTATTTGCTGCGGTTGCATTTGTAACCAAATAAGTTACTGAAACTACGGCACCATCAGGCAATTTTTTACCAATTACATCGTTTCCAAAATAAATCTGAAATTTACCGCTTTTACTTTCTTGTAGATAAAAAACTTCTGAAGTTGCAGTAACATCCAAAATATCAGAAACTTTATTGTAAACGGTAACTTGCGTATTGCCAACTGAAGGTAGTGATGTTACTTTAATTGTTGCTGTGTCAATGTTAGCATCTGGTAAATCAAATATTTGCTTTGGATTTTCTGACTGACTATAATTAAAAATATAGGTAATTAATTGGCCTTCGTAAATATTTAAATCGTCGAAGTAATAATTGTTATTTGCTTTTGATACTGTAACTTCTTCCAAAACAATAAAGTTATATGCTGTGTTATCGATTTGATTTGAAAGGAATGAAAAACCAGATGGAATTGTTAAACTGCCAGAGTTGCTTGATGCGGATTGTGCAGTAAAATTAATTGCTGCAACAGGTGCTTTTTGAGAATAAGGAACATATCCTAAAGTTTTGGCATGAGAGACAACCGAATCACGAAGCAATGCACTATCTAAAAAAGACTCGTTAGCCACCATATTTAAATAGTATGCGTTATAGTGGGTATTATAAGCTAAAAGGTCAATTAAAACACTTAAGCCAGAACCTTCAAAATCATAATCTGTAAACTGAGATTGTTGATTTAAAAAAGTCTTTAAATTTTGCTTGATTGTATCGAAATCAAGTTCGGTAACTCTTAAACGGTCTGCCATTTTTATCGAACTCTTTCTAAGAAGAAATTAATTGTAATTGGGCTTGGGTTGTTAATTATAAAAAACTCAAGCTCAATTGAATACCTATTTTCATCTGGTGTCGCAGTTGCCACAACTTTTGAAACACTAGCTCTTGGCTCAAAATTAAAAATCGTTTCTTCTATTTCTCTTTCAATCTGTGCCGCCATAACAGAATCAACATTTTCAAATAGAAGCCTACGAATATTGCTTCCTAATTCAGGTTGAAATGGGCGTTCATAATGATTTGTTAAAATAAGATTTTTAATCGAATTAATAATTGCATATTCACCTTTGTGAACATTGACATCCTTTTTTATAGGATGAATATTGAACGCCAAGTCTAAATCTCGGAATGTTCTTGTGGTATTATCGATTGTTGTTATTAATGCCATTTTCTATTTATTCAACCTCCGGCAAATACATTTGAAGAACCTGCTGCCACAGAAGTGCATCCAGATAATGCATCTCCCACTCGACCCGCACCTTTTCCGTTCACAAAAACTTTAGAGGAACCTGATGCGATTGGTGCGTTATGTGCAGGACAAGGAGAACCTGGCAATAAATGAACAGTATTTACATCACCCTGTCTTGACCAAGGAATGCCATTAACAAATACATTGCCAGACCCTACTGCTCGCACCATTCCCGAACAATGTGCGCTGTCTGCATCTCCAACTCTTGTTGCTGCCGGCATGTTATCTCCTAGTCGTAATATGTGTCCATAAATGAACGGATGCCTTCCAATTCATTGTATATGTCATGCGTTATAGTGTATGTTGAATTTGCTGGTACAAAAAACTCATCGTCATAACTTACTTTAACTTGGTATGTTATGGTTTCGATTGGCCGTGTATCTTGGTCTAAATCAAATAATTCTTTGTTTGGTGGCACATTGTCCACACCTATAATTGTCGTTGGAGTTTCAATTTTCGTTGAACTACCTTTACTTACATACTGAAAGGTGTCAACAAATGGGTCATCATATTTACCAACAATTGTCACACTTGATGTACCTGGCGTAATTACAACTTTCGCACCGGTGCTCATTAATGTTGCGCTTACATTTTTAATTACTTCTCCTGCGCCACCTACCGCAGTAATTGTTGCATTAACTGTTCGTGTTGCCCTTGGAGTTGACTGTATTTGTATAAGTGGGTCATCTCCGGCAGGACTAATTGTTAATGTTACGGCCATTTGTTTCTCTTTTCATTAATTCTTGCAACCTATTATTCCAAGAATCAATTTCTTCATGTTGTTCATGCGTATGTGGTGGTTCTGGTATTTCAGGTATAAACCGAACGACATTATCAAATCTTTCGGGTATATCTTCATACTTCGTATATGTTACCAACTCATTGTTCAATAAAATAACAAACTCATGTGCCATATTAATTCAAATCGATACGAGGTGCGGTGAATGACATATTTCCGCCTGCTTGAACACTATAAGTTCCGCCAACTTGTTCTTCATAATTACCACCAACTTCCACTCCTACATTTCCATCAACTTTAATTGTCGCATTTTTTTTCACATAAACTTCTGCGTTTCCTTGAATAGTAATGTTACAATTTCCCATGATAAACACATTGTCATCTTTCATAACAATAGAGTAATTATCTTTTGTAATTTTTTCTACTCTATCACCATCAGGATACCATTCAGTAAAACTACCATTTCGATGTGCAACATGAATTCGTTCTTTACCTGGTGTATCGTCATATTCGACAATGTGACCAGATTCAGTTTCCATTACATTGTTATATGGGTAAACAGAATCGTATTTTGTTTCAGGTTCATTCCAAGATGATGTTGCAGTTGGAATTCCTGTTACTTTATTGTCTTTTCGTTCTTGTATAAATGTTTTAGTGATTGTGTCGGAGTCATTTCGTGCCAACCTTGATGTGGTTGGTTCATCTAAGTTTAGTGGATAATTATTTGCTTGAGATTTTTCTGTAATTGTGATACCAGTGCCATCAGTTTTGTATGTTTTCGATTGTGGTGTTCTTGGCGCACTTGCAAGTTCAGCAGAAGTTCTTGGGTCACTATATGCTTCTTGAATATTTGCGGCTTTAAGTGGAATGCTAGGAAAAGCACCAAGAACTATTGGTTGTTGTGCCATTTCTCCATCCATAAAAAAACCAAACACCATTTCACCTTCTTTTGGTGCATATGTGTTTATGCCGTTTGATGGTAAAGAAATTTGTGCCCAAGGAAGTGCATCAGTTGGAAGTTGCATCTTGTTATCTGAGTTCCAACCAACACAACGAACTTTAACACGACCTAATTTAATTGGATCGTTTCTACTTTCAACAAAGCCAATCCACCAAACAAATCGACCAGTATCAGCAAAATCATTTTGTGCCATATTATGCGTAGTTTAATAGTTGTTTTAATTGTTCAGGATTGCTTACTGTTACAAAATCATTATTTGTAGTCGTTGATGCAACTTCAATTACTGTTTCGTGCTTGTCGTATTTAATAATTTGCCTTGATGCAACAATCATATATTTTCCACTTATACTTACATCTTCGTTGTCATCACCTTTTACTTTTTTTCCAAAATTAGGTACATTAAGATTGATATTGAATCCTGAAGTTAATTGAAAATTACCTGGCATCTCCAATTTCACTCTTTTATTCATTAGATGTGCCATGATTGCAGTTCTTTGAAACAACCAACTTTCAATGTTTTCTTCTTTTGATAAAGAAGTTGGATCTTTGTCTCTAATGTAGTTACTTAATTGTTTAGCCGTGTTGAATGGTGCCATTGAAAACTTTGATGCAAAGGCTTCTACACTTTTAATTCCACCGCGGTTATCAAAAACCGATTGATTGGGAGTTTTACCGCCGTGTTCCATATTATAAAACATATCACCAAATCCAATATTCTTTTTGGCAGTCGTTCTTGTAATTGGGTCAAAGCCAATAAACTGTCCTGCATTAACGCCAGATTGAATTTTCTCCAACATGTCGGTTTGAGAAACAACTTCTAATGCTCTGGCTAAACTTATTTCTCGAATTGGGTTTACTTGTGTTTGATTTTTAAGTTCAAATTTAATGTTAAGTAATTCTGGTTGTGTCAATAACTTTGAAAGTGACACAAAATTATAACCTGTTGCATTTTGATAGAACAGGTAATTGGGAGATTGTTTTTGATCAACAGACCTTTTTGTAACCCATTCAATTGCTTCAATAGGCTTTAAATTAGGTATAACAATTTTTCGAATACCTGTTGTTTCTTCAAAGAAACCTCCAGATTGATTTTCAGGTATTTTTAAATAATCTGTAAGTATTTTTTCAACTACTTTCGAGTATGTTCCTTCGTATGATTGATTAATTCTTTGTTGACTCGAATAAATCATTTCATCCGAACAAAAATGAAGAACAAAAAACTCACTATTCAATCCACTATTTACTCTATCAGATTGTTTGTAAATTCTAAAAGATTTTTTAAAGTTGGCAATGTCAGTATTTGTTTCGCTCTTTGAAATGTCGATTAGTAAAGTTTCGGAACCATCAAAAATTAAGGAACCAGAAAGGCCAACGGCATCTCGAACCAAAATATGCCCACTTATTACAGGCATAAAAACGGAATCAAAGATGTTAATTTCTTCGTAAATGGAAGAAATGTCGATTGAACTCGCTTTGGTTATCACCACAAGTTCATTAATCTTAAACTGTGTTGACTTTTTTACTGAAAAACTCATTGCTTAATTACTCTTTTAAATTCTTTTTCAACGGCAGATACAAATTCTGGTTTTAAAAGTTTGATGCTTCTTTTACTTTCATTCAATTCATTTTCATAATCATAGTATGTTTGTTTTTCTTTTGTTATAGTCTGAGTGATTGTTGAACCATCTTGTAAAACAAAATTCGTGGTTGAAGGAGCTACATTTGCCCATGTATTTGCATCAACTTCTAGTTTTTCAGTAATTGAAATGTTGTCTAAATTTGTTCTTGTTATAAGTTTATAATGTGCATAAACATTTGAGGTATTCATTGCCCATGATAATCCTGAAACACTTGTATTTGCAGTATCAGCATAATTGTTTGCGGAATATTTTTGGTCAACATATTCAATAAAAGTTGAACTTTGTAATGGCCAATCAAACTGTGGGTCGAAAATGTCATTAAACATTAATACAATCCAATGTCTTTCTGGACTGTCATAAAATTTAGAGGCAACAATTTCGGGTGTATCACCTTCTTGCAAATCGTATTTGTAGAAAGTCGATGTATTTTCTTTTAATGATTGTTCAAATCCAAATCTTGCAATAATATTTGTAACAGATTCTAAACTTGCTGTTCTATTATTTGAACTATAAAAAGTTTGTGGAAAATAATTAAAGTATTTTGCCATTATTTACTCAATGTGATGCGGCTTTCAAATGTTTCAAGGAAATCTCCTCTTGTCAGATATGTTGTTTCTTGGAATTGCAATGTTACTTGAATTGCAACAGGCATACCAGTTCTACCCAAAGAAGGTTTGTCCTCGCCAGGAACTTCATATGTAGAGAATCCGTTTGGTGCATAATTAATACTAATATTAGTCAAAACACAAGTTGCAATTTGCGGAATGTTTGGATTTTCGTTACCTGCATAATAAAACTTAATGTCAAATTCAGATGGCGGCACTAAAAATCCTGAAGATTCAGTTCCATTTTTATTATAAATTTCAGGTGCTTGATGAAAACGAAATCTTTCTAAAATTCTTTGAACTTCTAGTGCTTCTCTCTCATCCCTAGGATAAAAAATAAAGTCAAATTGAAATGGTCTAAAACTTGGTGACCTATACACCATTTCTAACATTGGATTGATTACCTGACCAGCTCGTGCTAAAAGTACAGCTGCAGTTTGTGGACTTCCCAAAGCGGCGCCGGCCGCTCTGCCAGCGACTTGCGTTGCTCCAACAGTACCACTTTGTTGTAACGATGCACCTAATTTACTAATATCTTTAGTTTTTTGATATTCGTCATATGCTGATTT